ATGTGGCCATGAAATACTCCGGTTGATTTCTTTGTCGGACGATATCGCCCCTGCCATTTTAAACTATTTATACAAATTAAGTTTTATAAGTGTTATAAATAAATTTATGAATATTATATTATTAAAACACGGTACTAAATATAGTGCTGATGATGTAAATGAAATTTATCATTCTCTAAAAGATTATACTTCTGCAAATTTTTATTGTTTCACTGAAGATAAAACAAATGTAATTATAGATTGCATTGACATTCCAAAGAAACCTAAACTTATGAGGTGGTGGAATAAAATGCATTTATTTAGAGAAGACTTTGAAATAGAAGGTAAGTGCGTATTATTTGATCTAGATATCAAAATACTTTCCGATCCATTCCCATATATAAACAATATTGACTGGAACTACCCTACATTCATGAGAGACGGTTGGAAAAAAGATAAGTTCTTTAGCGAGCATGCATATGATACAGAATTAAATAGCTCAGTTCTTGCTTGGACGTCTAAACAAAATTCTTATATTTGGAATATCTTTAGTAAAAACATAGATTACCATACACGAAAATATAAAGGAATTGACAGATTTTTTTGGCATGAAAAGATACAGTGGAGAAACTTTGACAATGGAATATATAACACCATCGATGTATCGAAAGATACTTAATATTATAACTGACATCTATACTACGACAACTTACGATAAAGAATCTTTTGGAGGCGATTTATTTAGACTTAAAGATGTACTCGATTCTTTTAGTGAGGGTCAAATTATGAATAAAGTGTGGGCAGTAGAAGAATTAAATAAGTTAATTGACAGTGAATACAAAGAATGCGTGGTAATAGGAAGCTGGTATGGTTTGTTCTCACATTTGTTCGCTGAATCTGGATTTAAAAATAAAATACTTAACATAGAATTAGATGAAGTTTGTAATAAGATTGCGCGAAAATTAAGGATGCACGATAATATTCATTTTAAAACAATAGATGGTTTAGAAGACTTTTTAAATCATAATTATTATGATAGAATACTCGTGTGCACAGCGTGCGAACACATAGACGATGAAGAACTATCTTTTGTTTTACAACAAAAACATCCAAACATGATAGTTTGTTTACAATCTAATAATTATTATGAAGTTGATAGCCATATTAACTGTAAAGATAATTTAGAAGATTTTATAAAAAGCATTTCTTTAAAAAACGTATTATATTCTGGAACAAAGAGACACAAAGATGAATACGATAGATTTATGATAATCGGCAAATGAGAGTTATATTTAGCATTTACATAGATTTTAATAATGATGACTTTGAGGAAGATCATGATTATCAAAAAAATATTAAAAATAAAAATGAATTTAAAAACAATTATAATTTTTTAAAACATAAACAAGAGAACTACGCTCGTAAATTAGGTATAACCTATATATTATATGAAGACGACGAGAAGTGGAGAGCTTACAGAAAACACTTTGAAGATAATTATCCTTTTATCTCTAAGTACAATATAATTAATTTTTATAAAATACATATCATGTATGATTTATGCAAAACTTATGATGAAATACTGTACATTGATTTTGATGTAGTGCCATTAACTCAAGATAATATTTTTGACAACATAGACGTTGCAAATGGTATTGCTTGCAAAGTTAATCATGAAAGAAATCCAGAAAGTTATTTGACTTTCTTAAGTCCTAAGATTATTAAAGAAAGAGAGAAAGCTTTTTTAAAAACTGGTAGAACTTTTTCTGAACGAGATCCTAAAGCTAAATATTGGAACTGTAGAGCTTTACTAATGGAAGAAGGACTAAGTGGTAACAATGATGTATATAATACTGGAATTGTTTTAGCGAATAAAGATAATTTAAAAAAATTAAATTATTTTAAAAATTTTAATGACACCTTAGAATTTATGCACAGAATAAAAAATGAAGAAGGATTTTGGCCTAAGTTTATACAAAATTGTTTTGGATACGATAACGAAACATTATTTAGCTTTAAGATGAAAATTAATAATGTCAACTTAATAGAACTAGATGATGTTTGGCATTTTCCTTACAGAAAAAAAATTAATTATATACCTAAAGAAACTAAATTCGTGCACGCAATTAACAAGAATTTTAAATTTATTAAAGCATATGCCAAAAAATATCATTTATAGTATATGGTCAGATTTAACAGAACAACATTCATCTGTAAATGATTATAAAAAAGAATCAATTAAAAAATACAAAGAAAAGTTAATTGAATTGCAAAAGAATTATGCATACTTTTGTAAAGCTGATTATGAAGTATTTACGCCTAAGTCAACAGATTACACGAACGTTCAGTTCGATAAGATATTTAAGCTTGAAGAACTTACTAAGTACTATGACAACGTAGTATATTTTGACATGGATATAGTTCCTATTACTAAAAAAAATATATTTAAAAGTTTTAACTTTAATAAAATTGGCGTGTACGATTATACTGTAAAAATAAATAATAGGGAAACCATAAAGCACATATCAGAAACTACTAAAGATAAAAAATGTATTTCTCCTATGATGATGTATTCTAAAGTTTGTGCTAAGAACGCCATGTTGATGATAGACGATATAATTGGAAATGAAAATATTGTCAACACTGGTGTAGTATGCGCAAATAAAAAATCTGCAGAAGAACTATCTTTTACAGAAAGAATGAATGATATGAATAAAAAATTAAGTATTGCTATTAACGATAATTTATATCCAGAGTTAATGTCAAAAGCGTGGATAAAAAATAATGAAGTTTATCTTTCTTATCTTTTAGAAAGATACAACATAGATTTTAATAATATAGGAATACAATGGAATTATATTTTAGACGATATCGTAACTAAAGTAACGTCTGGCGTACATTTAATACACCAAGTAAATAAGGATTTTCATGAAACAATCTCTAGACTCAAGTAAATTTAAAAGTTGGAGACCATATTATAATATAGTTTTAGACACAACGACGTATTGTAACGCAAAATGTCCTCAATGTCATAGAATAAACTCTACTGAAGGCGCAAAGTTATCTTTTACTGGGAATGTAATAAAAGAACTTCCATTGATACACGTGCCTTTTGAAAAAATAAAAAAGACGTTTACTCAACAAGAACTATTAAAATATCATTCTATACAACTTTGTCCTACATGGGGAGATCACATGATGCATCCTCACGCTGCTGAGATTGTGGAACATTTCTTAAGTTCTAGTTGGCGTATAATAGTTACTATAAACACTAATGGAAGCATGAGAGATGAATTATATTGGTGGAAACTTTGTTCTTTGGCGATAAAACATAAATCACGATATCATAGTAAAAGACTACACATTGTTTTTGCAGTAGATGGTATCGATCAAGATATGCACGGTCTTTATAGAAGAAATACTAATCTACAAAAAGTGTTAGACCACGTAAAGATATGTTCCGAGTTTAAAGAAACAGTTCTAGTTGAAACTCAGACCGTATTATTTAAGCACAATCAAGACTACTTAGAAGAAATTACTAAGTTATGTAAAGAACACGGAGCTGAAAAACATTCGTCAGTTATAAGTGATAGGTTTGGTGAAGACGATCCACAAGTTGAAAATCGTAACGTATACACTTTTTACGATGAGAACAACACAAAACTAAGTTTAAATAAAGTGACTGAAGATTGGACAGATGAATTTAAAAAACGTGGAGCTCAAATAAACAGAACTACAATAGCAGATTTAGATAATAAACCAACTTGTGGCTGGTCGTTAACTAATACGTTAAATATTAATTTTGATGGAAACGTCTGGCCGTGTTGTTTTTTTGGAAACTTTTCTGTTATGAACAAGAAAAGCTGGATGAAGCAACACCCTTTTGCTCGAAAGTATTACGATTATAATAACAATATTTATGAAAATAAATTAGAAGATATACTAAAAAATGATTGGTGGAAAGAGTTACCTTACGTAATACAATCTGAGAATCCAATAAGAAACTGTGTTTACAGCTGTTCAAATAAGTATAAAGAAGGCCAGTTTAGATTAACTCATAGACAACGCGATTAATGTGGCTTCTTTAATAGTCTTTGCTTGTCTCAATTCTTTTTTCTTACTTGCCTTTGTAGATTTTTTAATAGCAGGTGTCTCGAATAATTGCAGTTTGTAAAGAAATAGTTTTTCTTTATCTCTTTCTGCGTCAAACTCATTAAATAAAAATTGAGCTAAAGCTTTATGAACATCAGTGTGTTGCTCATTAAAATCGTATATTAATCCTCTATCTTTTGCCAGTGTGATAACAGTATCTTCAAATGCTTCATGCTGTTCTCTAATATGTTTGTACGTTGCTTCGTGCAAGTTATCAATATCAATATGAGTTAATAGATTTTCAAAATTAGGATCACCTTCTTTAGCTTCAATGTATTCAACTCTTTCTACTTTCCCATCAGTCCAAAACGATTCAACTATTGTTCTTTCGTTATTTGAAAAATGTGCTCTTACAAATTCATGTCCAGGGATTGCCATAATTAACTCCTTGCAATTTTTAAAAAGTATGTACTTACAGTTTGTGCTGTACCATTAGGAAATTCTTGAGTACGATAATCATTGGCATTCACAAACCTTGTTTGATAATTTCCTGCTCCGTCAAGACGTGTATCTACCATACCAGTCCCTCTATTAGCTCCGCTTCCATTTATAGAATAAGTAATTCTAGAACCTGCAGTGTTTACTGTATGATGTCTCATTTCAGCTAATAACATTGCATCAAGATTAGCATCAGTATATATTTGTAAATCATTACCACTCGTTATTTGCAGAGGTGATTGAAAACTTGTAGCAACAGTTTGATTAGTTCGAAATAAATAGTAGTTAGTTATTGTCGTAGGTTGATCTTGTGTTTCACCAATTCCGCCTGCAGTATAAGCCGATACATTTGCTATTGTGTCAGTAAAAACGGGGGTTGAAGATATTAAAGTGTTAAGAGATAAAGAAGTTGCAGTATGTATTCTAAACGTACCACCTCTGTCATTTCCATCAACTAGCGTACCTATAGCAGCATTTATAATAGTATCAAACACATCAGTAGCGCTCATGGCTCTTATATCTGTGCCGTCGTAGTACACAGGATAGAATTTATTATTAGTGTCTGTAGGAGTGCTTACGCTTGAATTAGCTTGATTTATCTTATCATAAACTATTGGAGTTACTTGAGAAACATTAGGAGTCTCGCCGGCCGTATCAAAATTAGTAACATCTGTTGTGGATGCACCAGCTTGCATTCTGGTATCTGACATACTGTCCAAACTTCCAGAACTTCCAACAACTGTAAGTAGAGCAGAAGGATTAGATCCATAAACATAAACGGCTCGCTGTTGTAAGTCTAACAGCTGTGCCGAAGACATTTCTTGAAGACTGCTTCCATCCCAATATAAAGGACTTACAACCGCCATGATATTAGGCCCCTGCGCCGTGTATCGTTTTTAGTGTGCTTCCTGCTGAATTTTTTATTAATAACGTTGATAGTGTTTTTAATTGAACTGAACCTACAGCGTCATCTGCAATCTTTGCCGTTGTTACTTGTAAGTCTCCAATATGAATAGTGTCAATTGATCCATCAGTATAATGTTCTGAATTTACAGCATTATCAGCAAGTTTTGTTCCATCTATTGCATCTGCAGCAACTTTAGCTAAAGTAACTGAAAGTGGTTCAAGCATTGATGAATTAATAGTATTTGAAGGTATAAAGAATCTGCCTTCACTCGAATCAAAGCCAATTCCATTTGCACTGTCTTTTTGAAAGTTAGACATAATGCTTGTTTCACCAGAATCTGCTCTGATTAAAGCAAGCACTTCAGCTGAGTCCATAGCGTTAGCTTGAATTAAACTTATAACATCAGCCGAATCAACTTTATCTTGAATATTGATCTCATTTATTGCTGCGACTAAATTTGTTGCAGTGGTACTCAGTGTAGCTACATCACCTAGGTTGCTAGCTATTGTATTTGTCTTAGTAACTAGAGTAGTTACCGGATCTGATAATAATATTTCAGTGACTGCCATCTTTTCCCTCTATTAATTTCTGTAACATAGATTTCATTTCAGTAACATCGTTTTTTAAATCTTCAAAATCTTTTTCTTTTTGTCTTCTTTCAAGCTTTCTTTTTCTTGCCGCACTGATCTCATCTTTATTTATATTCAAAATAGCTCCTGTAGATGTATCTCTTACTAAGTTGCCGTTTCCTTCAACTTTTAAATATTTCATTACGCGCTCAATGCTATAGCGCGTAATGAAGATATTGATGGAACAAGTGCTTGGTTAGTACTTCTAAATACTATTTTTAATTGAAATTTAGTAAATGCTGCTATATCTCCGCCTTGGCCTCCTATAAGATACGTGTATTCTCTAAAAATGCTAGGGTTTTCATCAGTTGGAATAACTGTTTCTTGAGATGCTAAGATAAAATTTTGTGTCACTATAGAAGTATCGGCATCAGCTGTTCTAAAATAAACTTGAAAATCAGCAGTCGATGGTCTGTTAGCAGACAACAATACTTTTAATCCTACAGCTTCTTCATTTAAAACTATTGTCTTAGTTAAATGTTTAGCTGCACTGCTTCCACCTCTCGCTGAAGTTTCGTCTACATATGCTAATGGAACATTGTGATTATCTAATATAGTTTCATTTTGTTTGTCAATTATATTACTTATTAGTCCTACAGAAGTTCTTTGTAAATCTAACATAGGTGCCATATTAGAATCAGCATTTACTATTGAAATATTAAAATCTAGAGACTTTATTCCAGCACCAATATCACTTGTTTCAGCACTGTCATGAGCTATCATCATTAAAGTACTTTTAGTATTGTTTTCATTAATTTGCACAGATTCAAATGATGATTGTTTTTGAAATGCTGTCTCAATTCCTGCGTAAGATTTTCCGGTAGTAGTTTTAACACTAGCATTAAATTGCTGGCCTGCAGGTATTAACGCAGCTATTGATGGATATATGTTATTATACAATATATTTTTAGTAGATTGAATAATAGTTCCTCCACCGAAAGCATCTGAATCTGCAGCAGAATCTGATGTGAAAGTATAACCAGTGTGATCAATTGCTGTAATAGTATGACGCTGATTTAATGTTGAAGCAGATATTCCGCCTACACCTGCAGAATCAACACCAGATAAAGTTATAGGTTGACCAACTTGCATACCATGATTAGCATGAGTCACTCTTACTGTTTGCGATGTTGAAATAGTTTTTAAAGGATTTGGATTAAGTAGTTGCTTAGGAACTGGCGCATTATGTAATGCTATAGTCGCAGTTGAATGTTTAAATTTTGCTTGATATATTTTAAAAGTTAAATCTTGATTTTGTGAAGGAGTGAATGTTGAGCCATTTTGTGAATAGAATAAACTTCCTAATACAGGTTGTTTATTTACACGCTTCTCTGTAGAACCTACTACAAAATCATTAATTTCAGCTATATAAATTTCATAATCTTTTGAATCTGCTATGACTACTAATGCATATTCATTTAATCCTTTCAAATACGTAGGCTCATCAAATTCAAATGTAGTTGCTGTAGTAGCATCTGCAGATATACTTGCTCCACCTGAAAACGTACTACCCGGTAATGATTTTATAGTTCCTGGGATTATAGTGTTCGATGAAGGAAACCCATTAACCATAGGCCTAATTTGTACTTGTATCGGAGCGTTTTCATCAGCTGCTTTAAAAAATAAATCTACTTTAGTGCAATAAATTCCTGCAGGATCATCGATGTAAAACGATTGAGCTATTGGTTGCTTTCCAACTCTATATCCGGTTGATGTTACTGACATATTTTAACTCGCCTTTTTTAATAATTGTTTATATTGGCCATGAACTGTGTAAATGTTATTGTTACAATACACATCAAAGCTTTCATTAGTTGTTCCTATATAAACTGTAGGAATAATTTTTTCAATAAAATCTATGGTTTCTACTTTTACGCCATTTATATAGTTACCAATTTCAACCTCTTCTGTTCTCTTCCAACCTAAGTTAGTTAAAACAGGGTGATCATTAGTTATTTTTAATTCATTATTAATTATGTAATAAGCATTTCTCATGTGTTTTTGCATAACCTCTGTCACTAAGCTTCCAGAAACAATATCTCCTACTTTAACATTTACCACTGTCGATAACACACCATTCAACATTACTAACATATCTTCTAATAGACATGCCACACCATAACCGTTATCATCAGTATAACCGTGTTCATCACCATTCATGCCGCCGCCAGGACCATCGTCTTGATTATTATTAGTATAGGTAGGTATACCTAAGTGCACACCTACTTTAGATGCAATGGCGTTATTGATTGCATTGATTGCATTTGAGTGTGACAGGTACCCAGATTTTGGTGCTGGATCGGTATAGTTTAGCCCATATCCATTTGCATCAGCATAATTGCTAAATTGTTGATCAATTAAGCCTAAACTCACTACGGCTGTAGCTAAGTTAACACCCCAATCATCAGTGACTGGTGATTTATGGTCTCCACCCTCGTTATATGATATTAAACCTCCAGTTTGCACTATGACTCGAGTAGACTCATATGTAGCTTGTTTAGTGTCTAAAAACCCTTGCGAAGTGTAGTTAGTTGAAGCCATTGCTGCAGCATCAGTCTCTTTGTCTACACTTATATCTAACACTTTAAATTCTCTAGTTCCAGTTCGTATTCTAGTTGTATCATTGTTTGGCACTATAAATGATCCAGAAACTGTTCCATTTGCATCTGTAACGAGTGTTGAAGATCCTGATGGGTGTATTGTTACATCACTTAGTGTATTACCAAAATCAGAATCTGTGTCTGAATAATGTTGGAACAAAGTAGGACCGCCGCCACCGTTTGTTAAGCTTGTAATATTGACTCCGTCTAAGAAAGTAAATACTCGTGTATTAGGTCTTAAACCTTCAGCTCTAAAATAAACTTTTCTTGATCTCATAAAATTTGCTGTTGTAGTTTCAATAATTCTATCATTTACTATATTCAACAACGTTTCTCCAGTTGCAACTGCAGGAACAGCATCTTTACCACTATTTCCAGCCCAGTTTGCGATGTGATCATTAAATTGATAAGCGGGTATAGGTGAAATAAGAGTGCCTCCTTGAATTATCTTGTCAGGAACTCTTTCTACATCTCTCCATTCATCAGAAGAAGGTGACAGTGTAATTGTTCCTTCATATATAGTAACTGAAAACGGATTAACTTTAACAGCTTTACTTGCTGTTGTCTGATTTATGTATTCACTTTGATCATACTTTATATAAACGTTATCACCTCTTTTTATAGTGTTAGTAGATGATGCTGAATCATATGTTAATCGTATTTGATCATGTCTTGTCATAGGCCTTACTACTCGATTTGTAAAATCAGTTGAAGCTCTATATTCATACGGCACTGACATTTCTGCACCGCGATGATCTTTAAATGCATCTACAAAAAAGCCACTCTTAGTTCTATCATTTCCAGAAGAATCTAAAACTTGTAAATATTTAGTATCAGTTTCTAATAAATTTAATGTAGTTGTTTCTTCAAGTCTCTCTACTCTGTTTTCTAATTTACCTATATCTTTCATAGTAAATCTTTTAAAATTGTATTTTGATAAAGACACGTCAGAATCATTTAGTACACCAGGATTCATTATTATATCATATAATGGTAAACTACCATCTGGAGTTACAGGCAAAATCGGATTAAATCCAGGAGCTCCGAATACAAAATCTAATTTTGAGTTTTTATCTATGACTAGTTTTGCTGGAGTAGCTAAATTGTAAGTAACATCTGCAGTTATAGTGCTTCCATCTTGAGGAGTTTCTAACATAGTTGCACCACTGGTATTAAAGTTTCCAGCAGAATCTGATACTGACCTAAAATCTATGACATCTCTTAAATTTATTAACTGGCCTCCACCTAAATTATAATTAGGTATTTTATCATAATCAACTTGACCAGCATACGAATTTACAGAAAAGTAATCTCCACCGCCAGTTGGATCAAAGAATTTGTATTTCATAGAAACACTTCCAGACGGCGCCGATTGACCTGATCTTAATATTAGTCTACCAACATCATAATGTGATGGGCGTTGACCGTTGTCAACAATAAACCTCGTTGCATAGCTTTCATTACTGTCAGATGCATTAACAATTTCATCTACTTCATAAATATCTGCACGTTTCATATTAACAAATTTAAAACCTGCACCATCTGATTCAACAGTATTTGTTAAAGTCATATTTGTCAATGTTTTAGTTTTAGGAGTTGTTTGTGTTTTACTTACAAATGCTGCGAGTTCTATATTAGAAGAACTTGAAATAGTTGCAACATCTGCAGCTGTTCCAAAGTTTGCAGTACCACCTGTTGGTGCTGAAGCACTAGGTGTTAAAGAATATGAAGGTGTAGCTGCCGATACATCACTATCTGCCTTTGCAAAAACAAAATCACCTGTCTGTGTATAAATTTCTCCAGCTGTTGTTAATCCCGTAAGTGTTACTACACCCGAACCATTTGCAGACAGAGTTGGAAATCTTCTTTGAGCTGTGTAAGTTAAATCTGATAGAGCTGTAGGCCTTGGATTAGGTAATGAGAAAAAATTATATTTTTCATAAGGTTCTTTTAGTACACCTTTAGAGTTTTCAAGTGTAATATTAAAAAAGTTACTAGTAGATGTGCCTATACTTTTGACATCTCTAAAAACTTCGCCAGAATTAAGATTAATATCTATGAGATGCATTTTTAAATTAGTACCACTTTTAGTTATTGCTTTAACTCGTGCTGTACCAATTGTACTTCCACCATGCGTGACAGCTGATCTTAAATTCATTTCTTCTAATTGATTGAAGTTTGGTATACCTTTTGTTTTTCCTAAACCGCTATGTGCCACATCTACAAATACATATGCTCCATGAGTTGCACCCACTGGTTCGTTGTTTACAGTGGTCGTTACAGCTGGTTTTGTTATTCTAAAGGTTGAAGGTTTTGTTACAATTGATCTAAAACCTCTAACCACTGCAACACCGTCACTAACATTTAAAAGTAAATGTGTGTTTTGTGAATCTAAGTCAAATCTAGCAGAGAAAGGTTTGACTATATAATCACCAGAATTCTCTTCTATTCTCTTTGCAATAAGTTCATTAGGTATATTATATGAATTTGTTGTGGCAACTGCACTATATATCTGACCTTTTTTAATTGTTGCAACATGAACAAAGTTATCACTTGATGTCATTTCACTACGTTCAGCTATTGTAAGCGTTATACGATATCTATCAGCGCCTGGAGCAGAAACATTCGGAACACTTCCTTGATTATCGTATAATGCATTGTTATCACTTGCAGTTACAACGTCTTCAACTGTTTTAAATCCGATATCAGTATCTGGTATATCAGTATATTTTGATATTATCTTAGATTGATCTTGAGTTAATACAAAATTACCTCTTACATAATATATACCGCCTAAAGCCGTAACTTGTGTTCCTTTTCCAGTTGATGGATCTGCTATTGTAGAAAGTTTTACTTTTAAATCAGTTCCGTCTGACACATCCATTACTTCGTTACCAGACATTCGTTGTGTTACAACATCAGTGCTGCCTTGAGCTGAACTTGTGTTTGTGTACTTAACATAAAGAGTTGCAGGATCACTGCCTACTGCAGCAACCACTTCTAGTATTGTTGCAACTATTGATGAAGTTTGCCCTGTTACAGTTTTACCTACAAGTGTTGTTATATCTGTTGGTAAAACATGCGATGGATCAGTTGTATCGAGTTTTATAAATTCATATTGAGGATTTACATTTACTCCGCCTGGTTTTACTACAGCACCTTCTTTAAATACGTTATTACCAAATCTTTCTATTTGACTTTGCAATATCGTTTGAAGTTGTGTTAACTCTCTTGCTTGTAATCCAACACCTGTATTGAATAATATTCTATGATAGTTATCACTATCACGAAAATCATCTTTATATGTGGTTGCTAAACTGGTTTCTGTGAATGTTGTCGCCATATTAATATCCTATTATAGTGTAACTACTACTTTAATATCTTCTGTTTGTGTAGAAGTTCTAATAACTGGTGCTCTATTTTCTATATATAAAACTTCTCCAGAAGTGTTAATGTATAACTCATTTGAATCTGCAACTACAGCAATTGTTCCGGTTTGACTTCCTTCGTCAGTAAGAGTATCTCCTACTGAGAACGGTGTATAACCGGTACTGTCGGTTTGATGATAGTAAACTTTCATACTAGAGGCAGCAAAATTTACTTTTTCATTAACGTATGCTTTTGCTGGTGGTGTTAAGCTATTTGTAATCAATTCGTCAATAGATAATTGATTTCCAAAAGCTGAATCCACTTGTAAATATTTTAAAGCTTTAGCAGTAGTTGCAGTAAGAATTGTTCCATTAGCTGAGTCAGTACGTGGATTTCTAATCAACATTACTTGTCTGTAGTCTTGACTAGTTCCTGTTAAAAAATCTCCATTTTCTGTTCCAGCTGGTTTAGAGTTAAACATCAATGATGTAGCTTTCAATTCATCTCTTGGATCTGCACCAATTCCATCAGGTGGACCGAGCACAGCTCTTGCTGTTGCACCGCTTCCACCGCCACTTGAAATTGTAACTGTTGCATTTGTAAAATTCTTCCCTGAACCTGCACTTTCATTTAACATGTCAATCTTAACAATTTTTTCACCTGATACAATTGCAGTTGCTTGTGCACTATCACCTATAGCGCCACCGTTTCCTGTTATTGTAACAATAGGAGTGCCTGTGTATCCTGACCCTTGATTCTCTACTACAATATTAAGTATTCTACCTGCATCTGCAGAGTCTTGCGCAGCTTTTTGTTGTATTTCAAACGTATCGCTGGCAGTGGTTACAAGTTTAACTGGAATAAAGTTAGCCGATAAGAATGCAGCTGTATCACTACCAGATAATCCATATAAAAACCTCCAAGTGTACCCATCTGAAGTTTTAAATGGTTTTGGTGATGTGCCAGTAGGTTTAACTGTTGATTTATTTATAGTACCAGTTCCGCTTTTGCTTTGCTGTAAACAAATATAAACATGGTTATCTTCAGTAAGAACATAATAAGTATTTGATGGTATTGTGCTATAATCGTCATCATAACCGCTATATTCGCTACCAGAGCTCCAATTGTGTCTTGGTATTACAAAGGATGTTGAGCCTACAGCTTTTACGGATTGTAAAGCATTTTGTGCTTCTCTTATTGTTTTAGGTGTATCTGTCGGCGTTGGAACAGTTTCGGTTGAGTTCCATTGATCATTTTTTCCAATACCTATATAATATCTTGCAGTTAAACCTGAAGCTTCATCAAATATTTTTTGCATGAATTGTTTTTTAAACGAGTCTGTTATTATTGCTGACATATTCTATTCCTTATGATACCGTTACTTCGCCTTGGTTACCTATTAAGAACCAATTAGTTCCATCCCAAATACAGGTACAACCATCATTTTGTGCTAATACAAACTTAGTGCCTTGAGCAAAATTTGCAGGTGTAACATGCATTGCACCTGCACCTTTATTTGTAAAAATTTTATATTCACCTACTGTTGTTCCATCAGCTAATGATACATCTAGTTGAGAACTTTTATTTCCTATTATTAAAGTTGCTGCTGTACTTGCCGCACCGTTTGCAGTTATAGTTGAAGAACTAAAAGCTGCCTTATTTAATTCTACCGAACCTGTACCTTTAGGTGCCATTATAATATTTAAATTAGCTCCACCTCCTGTTGCAGAAAGTGTAGGACCAGTAGTTGATGCACCGTTTGCAATTGTTAATTCGTTTACTGCACTTCCAGTTTTTACAAATTTAATTAATTCGTTACCTGTTGAATCTGATATTTGTGTACCAATTTTCGGATTATTTATTAATGGTGAAGATAATGTTTTATTAGTTAATGTATCTGTTGTGGCTCTTCCTATAAGTGTATCTGTTGATGTAGGTAGAGTTAATGTTCCTGTATTCTTTATTGATGCGATTATTGGTGCTGTTAGTGTTTTGTTAGTTAACGTCTGAATTGCATTGTCAAGTGTAATAATTCCTGTAGAATCTGGTAATGTAATAACATTGTCCTGTGTAGCGTTTGTTGCTTTTAATCTTGTTTCAAAATCATTGGCACTTGAACCTTCAAATGTTACTGCATCATTTTCTAAAGTGATTTGTGTTGATAAGTTACTACTATCACCTCCACCGAGTAATGCATATACTTCAGCAAAGTTTGAATTTATCTTTGTTCCGGCTTGTCGTAATGTATCACCATTACCGTCATTAGCTGAACTGCCTATACCAATATTTTGTCTAGTCATTTAATCTTCCTAATAAGTTCTATTTATACATAAAAATAATCGTTATGTGTTAAAAGATGAATCGAACTGTGCGTTATCCATTGTCTCAAGAGTAAGTGAGAAATCTGGTGCAGCTGCTTCAGCACTATCACCTAATGCACCAACAAAGTCTTTTCCTTGGCCACTATCATCAAATGTAAATGAATTAGGCGTAATGATTTCTTCAACGTTTCTATAAAATCCCTGAAGTTGTAAAGCAGTAAGTGACTGATATACACTAATTTTTTGGTCAAGGCCTACTCTGATAGATGTTCCATCAGAATCAAGCAGTGCAGTCATTTGTGTAAATGGTACAAATGCTGATCCAATTCCAATGCCTTCTAGTACTCTAGATGCACTATCGAGATTTGCTAATGGTGCAGATGCATTTCCTATAGCTTCAGTGTCTGTTACAACACTTCCTGCAATGTAAAACCCTGCAGGATGCACAAACTTTTTATATAGTTCTATCCAAGTGGTTTGCGATAATGGGCTTTTTATTAATATAGAATAAACCTGGTATAGCGCATTATTTCTAATAAGTTTATTTGATTCTGCACCAATTCTGCTTAGTGGTCCAGCAGAATCATGGCCTACCGTAAATATATCTCTCTTTGGATATTCTACTTCTGCATTTTGTTGAAAGAAAGCTCTAAAAAATTCTTCAATTGAAAACCTACTACCTTTAGTTCTATGTAATTCGTGTATTCTTTGTGCATAAAAATTAGGATCAGTGAAGTTGTCACCAGTGTTGCCTGCAGCTATTTCTGATATCAATGTACTTAAAAGCTTTGAAGGTACTTCTTGAGTATCACGTGTTTGATATATTTGTCTTAGTTGATTATCAAAGGAACTAACATCATCTGAATCTAAGTAGTCATAATACTTTTCTAAAAAAGTGACGAGCTTTGGAAAATCTTGTGTAAAAAATTCAGGTAAAGCATCACGTACTTTTCTATGGATAAAGTTACGTGGTCTACGATTTTGATGATATTTAATTTCAGCCATTAGTAACTCGAACTCGTTGTGCTATTAGAACTTCCACCCAGAGAAACTTGAGTTTCTTGATAGTCAAGTACCGCAGATGCCTTTGAAGCTGCAGCATCAATATCTAAAACAGTAGCTCTCAGTGGTCGTATTGTACTTTGATTTGCAGGTGTGGCTGAGAATTTAATTGCATCTCCTGAAAAACTTGTAGGATTGAATCCAACTAAATCAACTCTTCCAGCTACAGTATTGTAAGAACCTATGTTATCAACTGCTACTACTCCATCGGTGTTTACTATCTGTAAAACATTAGAGTTTAGCCTATTTTCAATTGTACATTCTCTTGAATTGAAAATAAATCTTGAAGATGTTATAATTTTAAATGTATCATTTGATGCAGCCAATGCTACAGGAAATGTTATATTATAATTTTTAGCTATGCCTACAGATGGTATCAACTTTTGTTGAACTTTTATTGTCATTTTTGTGTTTAATATAGCTTCGTCTATATCATCAATAATAGTTAATAAATTTGATCTTCTAAACACACTTCCAAATTTTTTTAAGTTATTTGCAAAGAATGTATTGATGTTTGTTTGTATTAAATCTTGTGTAGCACCTGACGTACTACTAGTTAAATCCGGATCAAAATTAAATGTAGTAGTTAATTCTAAAAATGTAGTTTGTGGATCTATAAACACCGTATCGATACTAGCAACTGCAAAATTATCCGTTAACTCACTTATGATTCGCGTTTTAACGTCTAACTGAGTTGCATCATCAACATCTGATTTAAATTTTGTTGACACGTACACTCTACCGTAAACAGGAGGATCGTTGTCTGCTCCGCCCCAAGATGTAACATCATCGATGTATGATCCATAATTAGTTAAAATTTGTGCAGTGTAATCTTCAGCTGTTACCATTCGTCTTTGAGATGTAAAATATAAAGGAGCATTTTGTCTGATTGATTCTATGCCTTCTCTAAATGATCCACCAGCTGCAGCCGATGTAGTAGTACTTACAACATTAACACCACTCACTTGTGCTGTTGTTGAAAAGATACTTGCTCCGTTAGCATCAGGTCCTTTTGTAGATAAGTAATCTATTACAATTTTATTACCTGCTTCTGGAGCTTTTCCTGTGCTTATACCATCTCCAAATATTACTTCATAATACCCGTTAGGTACTTCTTTAATTTGATAATGTGTGGAAGCAGCAGTTATTCTAGTTGCCTCTTTAATGTTAGTGTAAGTATCAAAGGTAGAACCACCTGCATCATCAAATACTCTAACACGTATTGTAGTCGTATCCATAGTTAAATCAGGTATGACATATATCTGTGAATCAGTTGTGTCGCCTACAAAGAATGTTTTTGTTTTTTCTATTCCTTCATAAATTGGAATATCCGATAAGCCTTGAGATGTTTTAAATATGTATGTTCCTGACGAATTAGGCACTGCAGTATATGCTTCTCTTGTTTGAAAAGTATAACTAACACTGTCTATTGAAGTGGTGAATTGTGTATTTCTTGGTAAAGTAATAAGGCTCGGTCTGTTAGCAGCATCTGCTATAGTGATGGTGATTGCAAGTTTAGCTAGTGATGAAGCATAAGATCTTGGAACATAACCTAAAGCTTCTGCATGAGATATAATAGAACTTCTTAATTGTGCAGTATTTAAAAAACTTTCATTAAGTGCAAAGTTAGTTGTCAATCCATTAAAGTGTGTATTGTAAGCTAATACATCTAGTATGTTACTTAAACCAGAAGCTTCAAAATCATAATCAGCAAATTCACTTTGTCTTTTAAAGTAATCTTTAAGTCGTGTTTTGATACTATCGAAATCGAGATCTGTTGATGTTATTGTTGTTGCCATTTATCTTAACCTTGTTAAATTTAATTCTACTGAATCTTGTTGTAAAGTAGCTACTATTAAAAAATTTACTTTAACTCTTACTTCGTGCATATCTGGACTTACTACGCTCGTAATATTTATTACTCGAGCTCTCGGTTCAAACGCTTCAATGGCGCTTGCAATATCACTCTCTAAATTTACATCATCTATTTCAGTGCTCAATCTAAACAGCATGGCAGAAAGGTTACCACCAAACCTATGCATAAAAGGTCTTTCAGTAAAATTAGTTAATAGTAAATTTCTCACTGCTTGTTTTACAGCGGCTCCACTTGTTTTTTTAAAAACATCTGCAGGTAAATTTATGCCATCACTATCTAATCCTATAAATTTTGCAGCAAATGATAGATCAATATCTTGATCAACACGTTTTCGCGAAACAGCTATAGTGTTTTTATTAAGATTTCCATCTTCATTCGAAAAAACTCTTGTAGGCATTCTGTTTCCTTAAGTATTTGTTCTATTTATACATAAAAACATCAGTAATTTCCTAAGCCTGCAGATGATGAGCCGGAACTAGTTCCACCACTTGAAGAAGTACTTACTTCATTAGAAGGATATAGTGTGTATATATTTGCATTATAATCTGACTTAGCATGATTTTGATTTGATAGAGGCATATAGAATTCTATTTCCGGATATTCTGTAAATGTGTGCTTGTGGAATGATTCACCAACTTTACTACTATCTAAATAAATCGGATAGAAATAACCTTTTTGGTCTGATGTACTTCCAAAATTACTTGTACCATAAACTGCATAAGGTTTAGATTCATCTAATGGCTGTGGTGCAGATGAAGTTGTTGTTTCTTCTTCACCAACTTCTAAAAATTCACCTGTGGCTTGAACAGCATTATTAAATCTTGTTTCAATAACTTCATTATATGTTACATTCCATGGTGCTATTATTTCAGGCATGATTAGCACTATATCAACATGCAATCTACCATTTGTATTGTAGCTGTCATAGTTTAATATTATCTTATCATAATCTATATTATTTTTAAGATAAACCGCAAGATCGAATGTTTTATCAAATGCTATTTCTCCATCATCACCAATCAATTCATACACTACAGCTCTTCCATTTGTTTTTAAGTAATTTATACCATCTGTTACATCTAAATCTTCGTTTGGCCCTTCTCTATAAAAACCTTCAGATACTACTAATCTAAAATTTTCAAAACCTTTTGCACCTCGTAAACCCGGTGATGAATTTATTGATTGCATTACTTGAGCATGTAAGTAATATTGTTTAGCTAATAACAGTTTATCAGGAGTTGCTAAATGATTTAAACTACTAGGATCACTGTAACTACCTAAAAATTTAGATAGTGTAATACTATGTGCTAATCGTGTACGTCCTGTTATTTCAGATTGAAAAGTTGGATCGTATTGAGAATCAGGTAATATATCTTGTGTACGTGCCATTATGTGTTGTATACTTTCGATTTAGGATTAGAAGGTCCCATAGGTTCATTTCCTCTTTGTGATTTATCTTTAATACTTACAGACTTTCCAAATTTTGGTGGAATAGTATTTGCAAAATCTTTTGAAACCAATCCTTCTGATATAACCTCACCAACAAATGTTTCATTAGCAAGAGTCTTAGGATCACGTAACTTTGATCGAGTAGATTTTGCATTCAAATCAGTCACGGTTATTCCGCCATAGTTTCTACTTCTATCAACTGTAAATTTTAAATCATCAAACGTATCTATTTCAACTTGTCTAACACCATATTCTGGATTAGCTAACGCAGAATTTATTTCAGTTGATGTTGGTCTTGCTGTTTGAACAGTATCAGTTGCAGTGTTTGTTGGAGCTGATGCAGATCCGCTTGCGCCGATAGCTCCTGCTGTTCCAGATTTTTGAGCTTCAACTGCTTTATCAGCTGTGCCTTTAACATCACCATGAAATGTTGGTGCAGTTACACCATTAGTAAAAGTTGATGATTTGCCGAATATATTTTGTGAATAAAAAGTTACTTGATCGCCACCTATTGTTCCAGTGTTTCCAACTGCAGTTAAACTTGTTGCAGTAATGTTTATATCTGGTGAAGATGTAATTATCTTTTGTTCACTTGTCATAACTAATTGTCCGCCAGCATCTAATTCAATTATGCCTTGAACATTGTTTTCATAATTACCTTTAACTATTTGGTTTTTATCACTTAAGACTGTTTGTGTATCTGTACCTAAAACCGTTTCAGCTTTGTTTTGACCTATGTCTGTAGTTTTATTTTTAGTGACGCTTTGTATTGAATTACTTTTTATTATTTCTTCTTTATCACCTACAACGTTTACATTAAAATCACCACCAACTTCTAAATCAAAATCACCTGCAACTTTCATTTTTAAATTACCATTATATACTACTTCACCATCGCCTTCAACTATGACTTTTTCATTGGCCGCTACAATTCTTAATGCATTATTTGTAGAACTATAAATTACAGTTCCGTCTGCACGCATCTCTACGCCTGAACCAGTTCTATGTCGAATCATAACTCTTTCACGGCCATTAGTATCATCATATTCTATTATATGACCTGATGCAGTTTCTTTGACTTGATTTTCTGGATATTGTGTAGAAGGCTCATCATTTAATTCTAAATCAACACCAGGCACACTTCCACCAATATACACATTTGCAACACGTGTACCACGTGCAATATTGTTTACTCCAGAAACACCTACGTATTCTTTCCTAGGAAATCTTTTATCTGGGTCTGATCTTCCATCATCTGGATTTTTTATAGATTCAAATTCTCTAGGATCTATATCATCAATTTCAGCCATTAAGTACTCCTATTTTGTTTTAAAGTAGAACCAAGAGTTTTAACACTATTTGCATCTGTATTAACTTTGTTAACAATATTATTAATCAACTTATTGTTTTCTTTCATTTTAGCTTGAGCTGCTTTGTAATCTGTGTCGAAATTTGCTTTTAAATCTCCATCAGGTAAATTTTCAGCACCAAATTTATCACTTATTGCATTTTTGCTATCACCGTTTAAAGATGCTAACGCAGCACCTGCTTTCTTAAACATTCCATTAATATCGTTATTAAATCTTTTACTTTCTGCAAGATCCGTAATAGTTTTATTTGCCTCTGCATAAGATACAGGTTTTTGTATTGTTGATGATGTTTTAGCAATAGTTGCAGGTCTTGTTACTGCCGTTTGAAGCTTCGGTGGAAACTCATCAAGATCAGTAAGATCGTCATACCTATACACAAATCTATATTTAGATTTTACATTTTGTCTTACATCAAAAGTATTTACTACACGATCACTTGCTTCACTTGTACCATATACACCACAATCTGGAAATACTGTAAACCAAGCTTTTAAAAATCTATCATATGTTTCAAATTGTTTAGCGTTAGGAGGTGATCCGCCAGAAAGTATACTTAGTTGTGCACCAGTTTTATAAAATCTTGGATATGCTATAGGTGTACGAGTTTTATCTATTGGTCTTCCTCTCTGTAAACTTCCATCTGTTAAAATTAAATAATGAGAGTTTATTCCATATTCGTTAGGTCTTATTGATATTCTTTCAAGTGCGGTTTCTGCTGCAGTTTTACCGTCAGCAGCTGTATTTGTATTTTCGATTTCTCTTGTTAATACACGTAATTGGGCTTTTTTAACTCTTTCTTGCATATCTTTAGCATTAGCTTTTTCTGGAAGACCGGTGTATTTTTTAGGTTCATGAATAAACAATCCTCCTATAAAATCATCACCATCATTCTTTGGACCTCTATTACAATTTTTAAATTCTGTGATTAATTCTTCTACGGAACTAACGAAAGTAAATTCATAACTTTCAGGTGTTGCGTATCCAGCAAATGCATTTTGATCTTGCAATACATATGATATTTTCGGTGTACTAACACTTACTAAGTTTCCTCTACTCATGTAATCAGCTACATTAGTTTGACTTCCACCAGATTCAATTAAATCTAAAGCGGCACCAGCAATTCCAGATATTCCATTTTTAATATCACCAAATGCACTTGATACTTTATTCAACAAACCAGCTACAAATTGCGCACCTAAATTTTGTTTACTTCTACCTAATCCAGAAAATGCTGCAAGTGGATTTAAGTTAAAGCCTGCTGAATTCAATTTGTCTTTTAATTTATCTTTATAAATCTTGGATGAAGTTTGCACAGCAACTGTTGAAGGATTGTTTTCTGGTTTTAAAGATTCAATAGTCCTTGATGGACTTATAGAAACATTTGATGCATATGTTCTTATTTTCTCTGGAGAAAGATTTGAAAAGTTTTTTTGCATTTGTTTAAGTAAAGATGCTGGAGATCCACTAGTAACTATTTTTTTCAATGAACCTGAAGCTGCAGGTGCAACACCGAATATACTCGTGAGTTGAGATGCATTAGTAGTATTTAATGTTAAACTTCCATCACCCGCTGATCCTGTTAGTTTAACTGGCATTGCTCTTTTAGTTATTGTTTCGCTTTCTTTAGCAAATGGTGTTAAAGATTTAAATCCATTGACTTCTTTTAAATTACCAATGGTTGTACCTTCGTTACTAATTTTATTAGTTTGTGTATTTTCTAATTTTGTAGAAAAGAAAGGTTGATTGTTTTTAGCAGCTCGATTAACATCTTCTTTTGTAATCAACTGACCAAACTGATCTCTTTGTGCAAAACCAGTTTCTGAAAATGAAACTTCAACTTTATCAACTGCACGGATTAAATTTATTATACCTGCAACTTCATTATACTTATATAAACCATCAAGATCTTGATACTGAGGACTTTTTAAACCTAAAACTTTAATTTGTTCTGGAGTATAATCAAGTCTACTTCTTACACTATGAAGAAGAGCTCCAGGAGGTATTTGAAGCTTATTAGAATTTAAAAATATTTTAGTTGCCATTATACGTTCACCAATTTATCGAATACTTCTTTTGCGTAGCTTATTCTTTTTTCTGTATGTGCAAATTGTTTATTAGGTCTTTCATAATTATCTTGAAATAATTCTGCTGCTCTTTTGACTGTAGTTGATTTTCTTAATGGGCCATCACCTAGGTAGTTAAATGTTTCTAACTCGTACTTAGTAAATAATAACTGTGCGCCTAGTGTTAAATGATCTAAACCTAAGTTAGCTGAATATTCTCTTAGTTGACCTAGTCTATTACCGGCTGCTTGCGCTGGATTCCATTGTGCTATTCCAACTGAACCTTCGCCTTGAAATCCTGATACTGTTGTTGGATCCAGTGATGGACCACATTCTACACAAAAGTTACCTATAATACCACAAGCTTGTTCTACAGTATAATCACCACCTTCTTCTGAAACAAAGAAATTAAATGCTTTTTCAATGTTAGTGTTTCCATCTAAATCCAAGTCTATATTCCCTATTCCAGATTTTTTATTAAACGATGGATATGATGGATCAGCATCACCGCTTTGGTTTG